AGAATACTTTGTGTGGGGCTTCAAGATGTCTGGACAGTTCTCATGGTAACGCTTGGTCATATCAAAGAGCGCACGGGTGGAGTCTGCGTGGTGAGTAATCACCAGAGACTTACATGCTGCCCTTTGAGACACAGCGAAATACAAGTAGCCGCCAACGTAGGTACTTAGGCCTTGCTGGCGAGCCTTAAGGATAATCACGCGCACCTTGCCTTCGTCGGCCATCTGTTTGCAGACAGCATCGTCTAGGATCTCTTGGGCTGGCTTGAGTTTGAGGGGAGCTATGTCGCCTTGCTTGGTGCGGATCTTTAGTGCTGCATTGGCGTAATAGCTAAAGTCTTCATACAGACGTTTGCGTATCGCCTTCACTTGCTTCTGGGTTGGCATCGGTTTGCTCTTCCTCTTCTTCGCTATCCAAGAGCGAACTTAAGAAGGCTTCTGCCTTACCGATTGTTACTTCACTCTTGGCAGCTGGTTTGGACCGTGTGAAGTCCAAGATCAGACGCGCAGCCGTAAGGCGATCTCTTGCTGATGCCGGTGCTGTACGCATGATTTCGACAGATGTTTCCAATGCTTCTACGGAATACTTGTCATCAATGTTGTACTCTGGGTTATCAGACATGATCTTTACTACCTTCTTGGCTTCTTGTTTTGCTTTATCCCTTATTGTCTTCATACCCTCAGCCGTGTGGCCGTCATGGGTCCCCCAGGGTCTACCAACATTCGGTCCCTTAGGTTTCTTCATCCAGGACCTATGAAGTGCTCGGCCCTCTGGCGTCTTCTGTAGGCGGGTGAAGTAATGGGAGTCACCCGACCTTGAGTTGTAGTGAGTCCCCTTTGGTGCTTTTGCGACCTTTTTTCGGGGCTGGTTTGGCTTTGGCATCTCTCGTCTCCACTAGTGAGTTTATGATAGAGAGTGTCTCAGGACACTTTTTGCAGAAGACAGGGGCTGGGATGTCTTGCTTGAGTTCATCCAGCATGATTTTGCGCTGGGCATCGGTCAGGAGCGTAGACGTCTTGATGACCTCTATCGTCTCCATGACCTCGACCAGGTCTTGGACTGTAAGTAACATTTGCTCTCCTTGGGTGGTCTTAGGCGGCTGATAGTGCGCCCGGTGGGGGCGTTAGAGCCCCTGGTGCCATCTGTTGTTGCTTCTGGCGTTCTTCTTCCTCAGCTTGCTCTTGCTTCATGAGCATTGCCATAACGACAGCAAAGGCCATCGCTAGTGGGTGACTGTAGAAGCGGATCTTAGAGCTATTCACAAAGAAGGCCCTGATGGCTTTGGCTGTCTCAGGTGCAACCTTCTTCATCTTCTTAGGATCTTGAAGATACATGATGAGAGGATCGACAGTAAACTCTGGGACGCTGCGAGAGTATTTCTCAAAGTTCTTAATGCGATCCCTAAACTTGCTTTTTGCAAGCCCAGGCTTCATTTCTGCAAGGCGTAGTTTAGCAGGGCCTGTCGGCCTCACTGGTCGATAATTAGAACCACCATTGTCGTAGGCGCTATCGTCTTGCAAAGACATAATCTCTTGGACAATCTTACGCTTCTTTGCGTTTGGCATAGTAATAAAGCCGCCAATCATTATCTCTAAGGTATCTACAGGTGCAGAATCCTTACGGCCAGTAAGATAGTTTTTACCGATATCATATGTACCAGTTAAGTTCCCCTCAATGTCTCGACCAGCAATACCATGAGCAACCTCATGAAGTGCAGTAATGTAGGAATCAAAAGAATTTACTATCTTACTTGTGGCAATTACCTCGGTGCCTGGTAGCAAGGCTCTTGCTGTGTTTTCTTTACGGTTATAGAAACCACTAGAGGCCTCACCTTCTTCTCGGTAATCGTCACTGATTTTACCATCGTCTAGCATTGCGTTGTGGTCATCGAACATCTTGAGGGTGATACCGACAGCCTCAGCTAGGTGTTCAACCATACGCTGGTCTTTAATGCCATTCTCGTACTGAGATCCAGGCTTACCTATCTCGACTAAAGTCCGTGCGTGATCTACGTGACCTTTTACCTCTTGAACGCCGGGGACAGCACCCCTGGTGGTGGGTCCATCAGGACTTCCTTGAATCCGCTGGGCGAGGATGCCTGCGACTCCTGTGGGTTCTCTGTTGAATCTTGCATCGGAATCGACTGGCCCTCTTCCTCCTGGTCCAGCTGCTCCAGTAGATCCCAGTCCACCTCCGACAGCCATTGCTTTCCTTGCTTCGACAAGTTTTCGGGCTGCGTTTGCGTAGTCTGGCGCTTCGTCATCTGCATATCCTCTGCTTTCCTGACCTTCGGGGGCCTTTGCTGTATCATATAGGCGCTTTTCTGGATACCACAAGAGAGCCTGCAAGTCACTCATCGTAAGGCCAGCGTTTGAAGCCCTAGTCACCGTAGGCTCTGAGTTTAACCTTCCTAGTGCTTCCGTAAACACAGAGCGGATGAAGTCACGCTCTTTAGCACCAGCTGGGGCCTCTACTTGCCCATCAAGATACTTAGCTAATGCATTACCAGCTTTTCTAAGGTCTTCAGATATTCCATTTAAGCCAACCCGCCAGTCCTTAGAGGTGGATTGTTTTGCAATGTATGCCGCAAGATCATTTATGTCTCGCTGGGACATTGTTTTGCCAATCTTAATACCTGATGGCTTTAGATAAGACCGTAAAGACTTAAGAGTATCCTTATCAGCACTAGAAATGAGAGACTTTATCTCTGTGTTCTTCTTCTTAACCATTGGCTGGTTGATTTTAACTAAAGACCCGCGCATACGGCCAACTGTGCGCATTAGCCAGCGGTCCATAGTTAAGGCATCAAAGTTACCATACAAGTTACTGAAGAAACCATTACCAATCTTAGGGCCTAAAATGGATGCCCCACGAACTAAGGTATTCTTACCTTCACCACTGATTTGGACATCATATTCTTGTTCAATCTGCTTAACGGGGACCTGGGAGTTCATAAAGTCAGCAAGTAACTGGTGATCACCTTCGTTACTGTTCGTTTGGCGCTCAAACTTCTCAAGCATTGTGTGATATTGCTGCAGGCCACCATTAATTGCTTTAGCTGCCTCCCCAATACCTATGTTTGTAGGAAACCGACCAGTTCTTTGCAGTGTATCGTAGGCATTTGCAGCTAACTCAAAGTTCTTATCGACTTTGGTGCCATTGGAGGTTACCGCCAGAGCCCAAATGAACTGCAATTTGTTAACTGGGTTGGTTTGGATCTCTGGGTAGATTTCTGACAGGCTACTAAGAGCGTCAGTTACCGTTCGATCATACCAACCAATGGCATTTGAGTTGTCTTTAAGGGCTTCTAGAGCGTCAGAGACAACGTGATCTGCAAGGCGACTTACGTTTTCTGTAGATAACTCAGTTAAATCTACACCTTCTTCCTTCTGTGCAGCCAATGATTTCTCTTGGAGTGCAAGCTTAAGGTCCCGGCCTTTGGCAAAGTTGGAATCTTTAGCAAAACCAAAGGCTGTACCTAATTGGTTAGGCATTTGTATATTTGTAGATTCGCCGCGTGGGATATCTGGTATACTGAGAAGGGGGCCATCTGTAGAAACCTGAGGACGCTCTGGGCTCTTTGAGACAATACGTACTTCATCATATACCGGGTGAATCTTCCCTCGGACACTGATGTTGCCAATCTTGTTGCCAAGCTCCACCTCACCTTGGGTGGTCGGGCGTAACCTTGGCTCACTAGGCTGGTTAGGGTATGTCTGAAGTGTTACTGGGTTCTGGAAGTCAGAAGACAAAGCGTAGTGGTGCTTGCCGCCTACTTCAGTAGAAACAATGGTGGCCGGGCCATCATAGTCGATCCACTTCCAGCCAGCTTTTTGTTTAAATAGGTTGACCTTTACCTTGCGGCCATCAGCTTTTGTAGCTGGCTCAGAGAAGTCATCACTGGTATCTAAGACAGGCTTACCGTCAACGATAGAAACCTTACCGCCTGCATAGGTATTACCTGTGAGGTCTTCCTTTGTATCTAGGTCGATATAGTTGCCGCCAGGTGTAGGATCCTCGACCCCAAACATCTGTTGCATTCTGTCGTTGTTAAACGGGACAGGAGCAATCCTAGCAAACCTAGGGCTGTCCTCAGTCTCAGGGAAATAACCAAACTCGTTCAAGTCATTGCCCTCAGAGAAGACTTCTTTAACTTTTACCTTCTTAGATAGGATCTTTCCCTTATCTTCGCCCCTAGGACCATAGCCAGATTCGCCATGCTGTTCAGCATATGTACGACTGAGGGTTACAAAGTCACCAGGGTTAATTGTGTCTATATCCGCTTCATCAGGAACAGCTCTGTAGATAGTAACTTCAGCCTCTGGATCATCCATTACTTCCATTATAACTTTATAAGATTCACGGTCAGCTTGGCTATTTGGGTTACCGTAATACCTAAGACCATTTTGAGAATATATGTCGCCTGGAAAGACTTCACCATTACCAGTCATGTCCCAGAGGGGTGCTGCACCATCTTCTGGTGCTGACGGTTGGTGTTGCATACGGTAATCAAATTGAGGACCCATAGAAAACCTAGGACGATCCTCAGTCTCAGGGGCTTGCATACGTCCCACACGGGCTTGCTGGAGCGCCACACGGTCTCTGTAGGGCTTGAAGTAGGTGTCTATGACATCCCTGTTAACACCGATGTTCTGAAGCTCTGTGGTGATCTCATCGAGTGCTGCAACAGGGTCTGGTCCTAGGCTAGACTGTACGTCTTCTAGGGCGGTCATCAGCTGCGCTTTGTCAGACACAGATACCCCGGCATCTTCGGATAGCTGGGATGCTAAGGATCTGGCGAAGCTGTTGTTGTCGCTCTTGCCTGCCTGGTAGTTCTCCGGGGTTGTGAACTGGTTGCCAGACTGGGCTTGAGGCTGACCAGGTGCTTGGTCTAGGAACGTCTGTGGTGCTCTTACACGCTCGACAAGCCCAGGGTTTTCATCGACTGCTTGGTTAACTGCACGTATCAGTGGTGATAGGTTGTTGACCTTACCACCTTCGGCAACGGACTTACGATAACCTTCAATGGCTTCTTGAAGGGCTGGGTTTTGGTTTGAGGCTTGTAGGACCCTAATGACTCTAGCAACACCAGAACGATCAAGGCCAGTAGCAAGCTCCATAGTAGCCTGTGGCGACTCTGGTGTGGGGGGTGCATTACGTTTAGCTAGGTCAATATTGAGTTGTCTTTGGGCTTCCTTTTGTGCCTCAGCACGTTGGGCGGCGTCTGCTTCAGCTGCCTGTTGGGCTTGCTGATCTACAATGGCTTGGTCTCGTAGTGATGGTGCGCTGGGCGGCTGTAGACCCGGAGCATTCTCGTTGCGGTTCACAAAGCGGTCTACGGTAGACCTACGGCCAGTCACTTTATCAATAGCACGACCAGCACCAACTACACCCAGCTGTGCAGGAATAGATGCACCACCAGTGTACACTGCAGCGCCAAGGCTAGCTGTAGGATTTAAGACAGCCTGGGAGATCTGACGGGCTCTATCGTATCCGTTGCCAGATCCTAAGATACCAAAGTTATCTGTGAACTGTGAGACGCCACCTTTGTAGCCCTCGTTGTGGAGCTCGGTCAGCTGGTTTAACTGTAAAAGTAAATTAAGGGTCTCTTGACCCTCAGCTGTGTCCCCAGTGAGACGTACTAAGGCATCTATCTCTTGTTGGCCTACGGTAGACTTAGTCTTGTTGCGGCCCTCACGATATGCTGCAGCTGTTAAAATCTTATCACGAACACCCTCAAAGGTGTCTGTGTCATTCGGTTTAACTCTACCTTTGAGGTCACTAAAGCGCTGCTTAAGCTCTTCAGACAGCTGGATGTGTGCCTTGTCTACAGCCTCTCTAGAGCCCTTAGTTGAGCTTGGGTCTACATCACGTAGGTTCAGACTGTTGGCGTCTGTAATGGTCCTCAGACGTCTGGCGAAGTCACCAGCTGCTTGGGCAGACGTTGGGTCCATATCCTCTGGGCGAGAAAAGACTAAGTCCTTGGCTCCTGAGTATATAGATGCAGGGGCTGTTACCACGCCAGCACTGCCAGCACCAATGATACCTTCACCTACCGCCTGTTTAGGGTTAATTTCTAAGCCCTTGTCTGTGACTGCAGTTTCACCAGCTTGTTGTATTGCAGACTGTACGGCCTCAGTACCGCCCTCAACCACCATACGTTTGACAAGGCCAGACATACCTGGGGCGATTGCGTTTAGAGCACCTGATGCAGCGGAAGAGCTAGCAGCACCAATCCAGTCTTCTGCTATCGGGGTCTCTCTTCCGTTGTTTTTAGCTCTTTCTAAGGCGATAGGCCCTAAAAGTTGCAAAGCCTCAAACATAGCTGGACCAGCAAAGGCACCAGCCACAGCACCGCCTGCAGTGCCAGCACCAGGTATTACTGACCCAGCGACTGCTCCTATGCCAGCACCGCCCGCTCTCGTTGCTAAAGATCCCGCAAACTGCCCAGCCTGTTCTACGGCTGCTCTAGGTAAGTAACCAAAGTTAAAACCACTGCCACCTTCGTTAATGAACTGGGAAGATGCATTTTGGTAGTTCTCTGGGGCATCTGTAAGATTACTTAAAAAGTTACCTACTTTATTGTAACCCAGCGCATTTGCTGTGGTTGCTATGTTCTCTAGTGGGGCGTCAATACCTTGTTTAAATGCGCTAGAGAAAGAGGTATCTTGTGGTGCTGCAGCTTGCTGAAATTGCGTCTTATTAGCTAGTCTACGCTGAAGTGCCTCAGCTATCTGGGCACGGCTCATC